GTTCTAGCTGCGATTGATGCTGCGGCAGCCACATTTAACTTCTTTGCTTTATCCAGAGTGCTTGAGGCTAAACCTCCAACACCGGCAGTTAATGTTCCAACAAGTCCTTGGCCTGTCTTTGCCTGATTGATAGTTTCTTTTGCGATATTACCAATGATTCCTAGGCTAATCGTGGAATACACCATTGAGTCTGAGAACGTAAGTCCTGGAGGAACTGGGATGTAGATGTCTGCAGCTGCAGCTTCTGTAGGTATCGAGAAGCACATGTACGGATACTGTTGTGTCGAATCCCGAAGCTCAGAAGGAAATACGTAGAGTGGGGCTGAAGCCATAAATAGTAGTTTCAGCTATTTATATGCAAACTTACAAAGGTAAATTCAGTCCTCGCAATCCCTCGAAATATAAAGGTGATCCAACAAAGATCGTATACCGGTCTCTCTGGGAGCGTCAGGTCATGAGGTTCTTTGATGAACAACCTGACATCATTTCCTGGAACTCTGAGGAAGTGGTCATACCATATCGCTGTAAGACGGATGGAAGACTACACCGCTACTTTGTAGACTTTAAAGTTCAATTCTCAGATGGAAAGACCTTTTTGATTGAGATCAAACCTGCAAAAGAGACTGTTCCTCCAAAGAGACCTAAGAAGCAAACTCGGAGGTACATCACTGAGGTCATGACCTATGCCAAGAACTATAGCAAGTGGGAAGCGGCCGAGCAATACGCGTTGGATCGTGGCTGGGAATTTGTGGTCTGGACTGAGGATACTCTAAAGAAGCTGGGTATTACAATACTTTAAAAGGCTTATAAATAGAGGTAAGAATGGCTTCCCTATTTAATACTCTTCGGACAGAATTACAGAACTCAGGCTATAGAATGCGTTCTCAGAACGCGCGCAAGTGGTTTGCTGAGAGAATCAAAGAATTGAATGGAAGGATCAACCGTAATGCTCTCATGAGGGATGAGGCATTAAAACTAAGATCTCAACCTATCTGGGGTCACATGTTCATGTTCGTTTATGATCCGAAACTGAAAGACACCTTACCTTACTATGATAGATTCCCTCTCGTGATTGCCTTACAGAAGGCTGAGGGTGGATTCCTAGGGTTAAACCTTCACTACCTTCGTCCTGATATCCGAGCTAAGTTCTTGGATAAACTCATGACCACTATGTCAGATAAAAAGCTCGATGAACGGAGTAGATTAAGAGTTACATACAGACTTCTATCTGCAGTTCGTAGATTTAAAGAATTTCAGCCTTGTTTAAAACATTACCTTTCGGATCATATCAAGAGCCGTGTTGCTCAGGTCTATGCTCCTGATTGGGAAATCGCAATCTTCTTACCAACTGAACAATTTGCAAAAGCAAATAAGACTCGTGTCTGGAGAGAATCCCAACAAGCATATCGATCCACAAAATAATATATGGCTACAAGTATCAATGATTTAAAGTCAGTTATCTCAAAAAGAGGTGGTGCAGCGGCTCAGGATCGATTCAAGATCGAGGTCACTCCTCCATCCGCAGTCGCAGGTGATACTCGTGACTTCACTCTTCTTTGTGAGAGTTGCACTCTTCCAAGCCGTCAAATACTGACTGCAGACTATCAATCCATTCGTCAAGTTCAAAAGATCGCAATGAGTTATCTGAACGAAGAAGTAACCTTTAACTTCATCATGACGAATGACTACGTCGTTCGTAGCATATTTGATCAATGGGCTTCTCAAGTCATAAACTTTGATTCATATCGCGCAGGCTATCAAGGCGACTACGGCGGCACGATCAACATCTATCAATTAGCAAAAGCGAGTTCCGGAGATGATAAAGTCGTCTATGGAGTTCGTTTAAAGAAAGCTTTCCCAACAACTTTTAGTTCGATCGTTCTTGATAATAACGCAGCAAATACTGTTCAAAAATACTCAGTGACTGTCGCTTATGAGGACTATGAAGTACTCTCTTGATTGAATTTTTTATAACCACTAAATCATAACATACTATGGCACTACCAATCCTTGAAACACCGAAATATGAAGCAAAGATCCCTTCCACTGGGAAGAAGGTTCTTTATCGTCCTTACCTCGTGAAAGAAGAAAAGATCCTCATGGTCGCAATTGAGTCCGGAGACCAGAAGCAGATTCTTCAGGGTATGAAAGACGTAATTGAAAGCTGCACCTTTAATAAGGTTGATGCAGATAAACTTGCACTCTTTGATCTCGAGTACTTATTCTTGAAATTAAGATCCAAGTCAGTTGGAGAAGTCTCTAAGATCAATATCAAGTGTGAGAAGTGCCAGAAACCTACAACGGTTGAGATCAATCTTGATCAGATCGATGTGGACACCTCAAAGTCTCCATCGAATAAGATCAAACTCACTGATAAGGTTGGAATCACGCTGACTTGGCCAAAAGTAGACTTCCTTACATCTCTTGGAGAAAAGACTCCAGAAGAACAGAAGGAAGCCTTATTTGATATCGTAATCAAGTGTATCGATACGATCTATGACGATAAAGCCATTCATAAGGCAGAAGATCAATCCCACGAGGAACTCGTTCAATTTGTAGAATCCTTAAATCAATCTCAATTCCAAAAGATTCAGGAATTCGTAGAGAAGATGCCTAAGTTAGAACATACGGTGGACTTCACTTGCTCTCACTGTAAGGCAGAAAATAGCATCACTCTCCGAGGACTCCAGAGTTTTTTCTAATAGCCCTCTCACACGATACTCTCGTTAACCATTATCAAACTAACTTTGCAATGATGCAGCATCACAAGTACAGTCTAACAGAACTCGACAACATGATGCCGTGGGAGAGGGAGATCTATGTTTCGTTATTAGTTGAGCACGTGAAAGAAGAGAATGAAAGAGCAAAGAAAAGGGCTAACGCAACCTAATAACACTTATGGCAGACGACACTCAATCAACATTTCAAGATATCTTAAAAGAGATCTCGGCAGTCAATGTAAGTCTCCAGCGCATCTCGATCAATACCGAGATCGCTGCTGAGGCTGCTATTGATGCAATAAAGCCAAAAGATACAAGAGATTTCGAGAAAGGTTCAATTGAGTGCCTGAGAGCAATCTATAATTTCTTAGATCAGGAAGGCCTAGGACCTCAGATGCAGTTCAATCTGAGCATGCTGATCCCTATCAAGCACACTCTGGATCGTATGAATGATCGCGTCAAGCTAATGATGGAGGATCTTGCTCAATTATTGGTGAACACAACCGAGTCTTTTGAGAATAATGGAATGGCTGATAAGGAAAAAGCAAAGGCCTATCTTAAATTCCAGAAGCAATTCGATGAGATACTTGAAACGAATCAGCAACAGAGAGACACTCTTGCTGAGATGTATAAGCTTGAGGAAGAAAGAGCAAAGGAAAAGAAGCTTAATGATCTAGGGCTTTTAGGTTGGGCTGCAGCAATCGGTGCTGCTCTTGCTGGTATGATCACTGGTTTCATAGCAGAGATCGTGAAGATCGGTAAAAGCCTATATGCTATGATCAAGAAGATCTTTAATCTTGATAAGTTATTTGCCAAGTTGAAATCGATCAATATTGGAGAAGCTTTTGCAAGTGCCATTGAGGCAATAAAGAACTTCGGAGGAAAGATCGCAGCTAGGATCGAAAGCATTGTGTCATCTTTTAAAGAATCCGAGTTTGGAAAGAGTCTAATATCTGCCTTTGAATCGGTAAAGAATTTTGTATCAAAGATAGGCAAGAACATCGCTGAAGACTTTGAGGAGTTCATGAATGCGGTGAAGAACTCACCACTTGCTGAAGACATTAAAGCTGTAATTGATGGCATCAAGAAATTTGGTTCCAGTTTAGTTGAAGATGTAAAAGCATTCATTGAAGCCGCTAAGAACTCTCAACTCGCAGAAGACCTCAAGATCGTTGTATCAAAGATTAAATCGATAGGTTCTGACATTGCCGAAAGCTTCACAAAATCTGTCGAAGCGATCAGTGAAGGCTTTAAAGCTTTTGGAGCTCAGATCAAAGAGATGTACACTGCGGTGAAAACCTTCTTGACCGAAGGTGAATGGATCAAGGATATCGTTTCAGCTTTTAAAGCAGTCGGCCAAGAATTCGGTAAGCTTAAAAAGTTATTCTCAACTCTTGAAGAGGGAGAAGAAGCTGTTGGTATCTTTGGTAAGATCTTTGGTCCTTTAATGGAATGGTTCGGTAAACTCAAGTTCATTGCCGAGAAGTTTTTTAGCTTTGGTAAAGTATTCGGTGAACTACTCGGTAAATTAGCGCTACCTCTCACAATCATAATGAGTGCCTGGGATGCTATTACAGGATTCATAGATGGCTTTAAAAATACTCAGGGTGACCTAGGAGATAAGATTATAGGTGGACTTAAGGCTGGATTCTCGAAGGTCGTAGACGGACTTGTTGGTGGGTTATTAGATCTACTCAAGAACGCAGTTTCTTGGATTGCTGGAAAGCTTGGGTTCTCCAATGTACAAAAAGCATTGGACAGCTTCTCATTCTCTGACATCCTAACAAAGATCATTGGAAATACAATCGATGCGATCGTAGGTTACTTCAAGGATATGTTTGGTGGAATACCAAAGATGTTCGATGACTTCAAGAAGATGATCACTGGGAAAGGAAACTTTGTGGATCTCTTGAAAGATGTACTTGCAGCTTTGATTCGTACACTTCTTGCTCCTGTTCAGTTCCTAGCAAAAGTTGCTGGATTTGATATTACAAAGAAAGCATTGACGATGCTAGGTCTACCTACTGGCGATGAAAAGGGTGCAAGCTCTGCAGCTCCCGCTTCAACGACTTCACCAGAAGCAAGTAATGTAACTGCAACTCCTGCTCCAGCAACTACTCCTGATGCAAGTAATGTAACTGCAACTCCTGCTCCAGCAACTACTCCTGATGCAAGTAATGTAACTGCTGCTCCGACTGATGCTGAATTGAATAAGATCGGTATTCCAATGGGTCAAACAGCACTAGATCAAATCGCTCCAGCCTCAACACCTACAACAGGCGCTGAGATCAATGCTATGCAATCTGATACTGCAAATGCAAATGCTGCAGCTTCAACTCCTGCTCCAGCTCCTTCACCAGATCAGAAACACTCTGGAACAACGAATAATTCAAGCTCGATCACTTATAACACCAATAATGTTCCTGATAGAACATCTTGGATGATGACTCCATCTTACGCTGGATTCTAACAATAAAAAAGGGAGAGGTTTTAGCCTCTCCCTTTGCATAATATAGTGACTTTATTGCAGACTATCAGTCTTCCTTCGCTAGCTTTGCGAAGTAACTAAGTGTACCTTCGTCTTCATTGGAGTCATCACTGTCAGCCGC